TGAGTACATCGGCAAGACCTTCACATCGGCCAAGCGCAAGCTCGACATTGCAATCGTCTATGAGATGACCATGAACGCGGCTAAGTTCACACCAAAGAAAGGCAACTGCACAAGCTGCGGAGGTGGCTTTAAGGAGGTGCACATCTGTCCGTTTGTTGATGCAGTCGGCATTGAGCTGACCACCAATGGCACGCAAGTGCTGACCCATGACAAGGCAAAGTACACCGCAGGCATGAGCCTAACCTACAACGTGAACTGCGACCGCCAAGGCTGGCTGTGTTCAATCGGTGGCACAATGGCCTTATCACTTGCTTACGCTACCGCTGTTGAGATTTACAACTATGCGCTCACGGTTAGTCCTAACCAGCGCGTGAACACGGCAATCGTTGCGAATAGAGGCTCCAAGCCCTTTGCCACGGCCGATGCTTTCGAGGGTATCGTTGCAGCTCGCGACATCGCGCAGACTCGCTATGGCGAAGAGCTCGGTGCAATGTTGCAGAACATGCGCCTGCCTGATGACACGCACTGCTGGGATTGTCGCAAGAACATGAAGTATGTCACAGCCCTGCCGTAATGCCTACGCCTGCACAGATACAAGCCAACCTCGATGCACTCTACTCGGATTTTACCTCCGAGTTCACGCCACTATACACGGCAGTGCGTGAGCTAAAGCGTATCATGTTCAAGCGGATATTTGGCACAGGCTCAAGTGGTGGCAGTAACTCGCAAGGGCAGAAGCTCCCAACCAAGCCATACAGCACAACACCGATTTACGTATCACCAAGAAGCTTGGCCAATGCGCCGAGTAAGTTCAAGGTCGGCAAACGTGACGAGCCGATTAAAAGCTTGTACTTTCCAGGCGGTTATGCCCAACTAAAGACTGGCACATCGCGCAAGCTACCACTCGAGCTGACTGGCAGATTGAAGGGCGGATTCCTCAACGAGGATGTGCTTGCTGAAGGCTTGTCCGCAGGCATACTTATCCCCGAATCAGAAGCAGGCAAGGTGGAAGGATTGGAGAAAAAGTACGGCATCATCTTCCAGCCAACGGCAGAAGAGCAGACCGAGATGCTCGAAGACCACGCACAGCTGTTGGTTGAACAAATCATTAACGCAATCGCAAAAGCATGAACCTACTTTCAGACATACTGAATCGCTTGAACCAACGCATTGAGGTCGGCAATATATTCGATGAGATTTATGGCCTCTCCGAGCTCGTTGGCGAGGGCAATGACAAAGCATGGGCAACTTACATCGGCAACGGCCAAGCGATTCCTGTGACCAATTACGATGCAAAGCAAGGCACATTGTTCTGGGCCAAGCGCGGCAAGATAACGGTGACCAAGAATGAGAGCTTCAGGCTTGCTGGTTGCAAGTCAATATACGAGACCAAGTTCAGCCTCACGGCTTACGCAATGGTTCGCAAGTCGCACCTCCCTTGCGATGGCGCAGATGCGCAGGACTGGGTTGCATCTCGCGTGCTGCGACTAATCAGCGGCACCGATCCCGATTTCAAGGTTGCCATTGGTGTGGTGGCCTATGAGGTAGTGCCGAGCGGATACGCATCAGAAGCTCGATACTTGCCGAACAATTACGAATGGGCTGCGGTAGCAATCGAAATCGATGTGAACGTAAGCACCACCTCCGAGGACGGCTGCTATGATACGTGCGCGACTGGTGACATCCCACTGCCTGACTTTGAGCCTTGCGTGCCATGTCTTACCGAGGTGGCTGTGGATGGGGTGACCATCACAGGCAACGGCACAGAGGCCGATCCACTTGTGGCAATCGGTGGCGGTGGCGGCACACCATTGCGCACGCAGGATGAGGGCGTGAACGTAAGCACCAACACAACCACATTGAACTTCACAGGGGCAGGCGTTACGGCTTCGCTGACTTCGCCGGGCGTGGTGGAGGTTAATGTGCCGGGCGGTGGTGGCGGTGGAGGCGTTACAAGCGTGAGCGGTGTTGCTCCGATTGCTTCCAGCGGTGGCAATACACCAGCCATCAGCATACCGCAGGCAACAGCGAGCGTGGATGGGTATTTGAGCCAAGCCGATTGGGCTACGTTTGACGGCAAGCAGGATGCGCTAAGTGCAGGAACTGGTATAAGCATTGCGAGCAATACGGTAACCAATACAGCACCCGACCAAGTGGTATCGCTAACCGCAGGCACAGGCATAAGCGTGAGCGGAAGCTATCCCAATTTTACCGTGACCAACAGCAGCCCGAGCAGCGGTGATGCCATAACCGGCAACGGTACAACCAACGAGATTGCATATTTTACAAGTGCTCAGGTCATAGATTCATTAGATACAGCCACCTATCCATCGCTGACTGAGTTAAGCTATGTCAAAGGGGTAACGAGCGCAATTCAAACGCAGCTCAACGGCAAGTTCGCAACACCAACAGGCACGACAGCGCAATATGTAAGAGGCGATGGCAGCCTTGCTACCTTTCCGCTACTGATTTACAAAGACCTCAACAATCAAACAGCTGTAACTGGTAACACTAACAACAACAAAGTTGTAAGCGTGCTAATTCCTGCCAATACAATAACCATTGGCAACATAATCGAAATTAAAGCAAGAGCAGGAAAGACGGGCACCGCTGGTATTACCACGATTCGAGTTTATGCTAATACTGCCGATTCAATAGTAAGCCCTGCCCCAACGCTGTTGATTACATCCGCTTTGACAACAATTTCCCAAATCTACATGGGCATTGATAGAAGTGCCATTGTAAAAAGTTCAACAAATACCCAAACCGGCCAAGCCAGCGCATCGTTTACAAATGATGCCGTAGTTGGTAACGCATCGCTAACTAATTCAAATATAGATTGGACGGTGAACCAGTATCTTATTTTTGCAATTCAAAATGGAGCAAGTGGGGATTCAACTGTCTTATCATATTATCAAATAGAAATAAAATGACAAACCTAAACATAACAGCCAACAACATCGAATTCACCTCAACAGGAACGCCTTGGCTAACACTAACCGAGCCACGCTGGGAAGCGGTGGATGAGTATTCGTTTCACGTATCAACCGAGCAGGGCGTGTACTTAATCTCGATAATCGAGCATAAGATTAATGCGCAAAAGTTTAAGACTTCAGACGATGCGATTTCGTATTTGAATAATTTGTAAATTTGCGTTAAACCTTGAAACTATGGCAGGCGTAAAAGTAACCGACCTAACACCGACCAGCACGGCAGCTGCGAATGATGTATTTTACATTGTTGACACAAGCTCGAACACCTCAAAGCAAATCGAGGTAGGCGATATATACACAGGGATGCCGCAGTTTGAGAGCGGCACCTTTACGCCTGTGCCGTCTAATGAAAATAATTGTACTGTAACATTTGATGGTGGCTTATATTCAAGGGTGGGCGATATTGTGACTATGAGCTTTGCCTTTGATGTTGCGCTTGATGTGGGTGAAAATGCTTGCACATTTAATTTTAGCTTACCCATTGCCACTACATTCACCTCACGGTTTGAATGTTGTGGCTCAGCTAATATTAATAGTGCAGGTAGTGATTTTGTTACAACCTGTACAATCGAAGGCGATATAGTCAATCCAACTTTAGCAGAAATGCTTGTGGAATGCGAAAATGCAGGGGAGAATTTACAATTCTGCCGTGCGGTGGTCCAATATCAAATCCTCTAACCATGCGCTCAACCTCGCTTCTCGGTCTGAACCTGATTAAGAAGTACGAGGGCTTGCGCTTGACCGCGTACCTGTGCCCGGCAGGGGTGCCGACCATCGGCTACGGCAGCACGCGACATCCCAACGGCAAGAAGGTGCTGCTCGGAGAAAAGCTGACAGGCGAAAAGGAAGCAACGCAGCTGCTACTTGCCACGCTGTCCCCTTTTGAAGATGCCGTCAATAAGCACCTACCTAACCTCAACCAGTGCCAGTTCGATGCGCTTGTGTGCTTCAGCTACAACGTAGGCACTGGCGCATTGGTGAAGTCCACGCTGCTGAAAAAAGCAAAGATGAACGCAGCCGACCCGAGCATTCTCGATGAGTTCCTGAAGTGGAATAAGGCAGGCGGCAAGGTCCTGACAGGACTGACCAATCGCCGCAGAGATGAGGCAAATCTGTACTTCTCACTTTGTAACATTTAGCCGCAGCTTGCCCAAACGTGGCGCGGTGTTCGGCGTATATTAGACCATGCCGAAAAGACCTACCAAACCAAGGCGAGTGATTGATGTGATTGTCAAACATTGGCGCAGCACAATCGGCTCGCTTATGATTTTAGTAGCCATCTTTTTACTCATCTTCAAAGTGATAACAGCCGAGACATTAACCGCCATTATTGCAGCCCTAATAGCCGCAGGATACATTCCAAAAGCCAAAAGCGATGCATCAGATACGTAGAGACACCATAAAGATTGCCAGGCATAACAAGCTCAACATCGACACCATGAGCTGGGAGGCCGCACATGCCGACACAAGCTTCGCACAATCCAATCGCGAGAGCTTTCAGGCGGTCATTGCAACGCCCAAGAAAGTGCGCGAACTTACCGCATTCGATACAATTCAGCCGTGTGATGTATCTTTGTACCCACCTGCCACGTATTACATCCCGAAAACTAAGCTTGTAAGAAATGAGCCGATTGCTAACGACACGCCTATGAACTACGACATACTCGCTAACGGCATTGTGCTAACATTTACAATGCTTTTGACCATCAAGTACGCGCTTGGATGCGTACCGGCATGGCGTGCATTAATTTCAGATTTGCGCTCAGTTTAACGTATCTTTGCAGCATGGCATCGCTGCACATCCTTGAGTCCTCAATCGACCTCTTCTATGTGATCACCGACAAGGATGGCGCGATTGTGACCTCGAATGATTTATTTCGCGAGTATTCAAGCCACATCAAGCCTGTCAACATTCTCGACATTGCAGCTCAAGACAGCGACCGCGATGAGCTGATTGCGGCCATCCGCAAGGCGCAAAGCAAGGCTCCCGAGCCTGTTCGGACCTATGCCAAGACCAAGCAGAAGATGGCATCGGAGAGGTACAATTTATGGAACGTGTATGCCATTGTCGATATGTTGCACTTCATCGGCATCCAGTTGGTCGATGTGACTTCCATCAGCTCGCACGAATATGAGCGGCAGAAGATACTGCTCGAGGAGTTTCGCTTCACATTATCGCACGAACTACGCCAGCCATTGACATCGATCGGTGGCTTGGTCAAGATGATAAATGGGCACACCTGGGCAACGGATCAGGAGCGCGATGCCTTAATGAAGATGCTCGAGGACAGCGTGGACAAGCTTGATACAGTCATTCGGCTACTTGTCAAGAAAGCAACTCGGCAGCTATGAGCAACCTACCGGCCACCGATTGCGAATGCGATGAGCGACTTGTGAAGGTCCTCTCGGTGTATGTTTCTGAGAAGGCCATGCCCATCAAGGTGGCGGCTGATATACTGCTCAATGAGCTCAAGTCCAAAGGTGATTATGTCAAACGCTTACAAGAACTCATCCAATGCACACGAACAACTTAATATATCTCGCCATCATTGGCGTGCTGGTTATCCTTCTGCTGCGCACTTGCGGCTCATTGAAACATACCGAGCTTGAGCTCAACACGCAGCGCACGGCCTTTGTGTCGCGTATCGCAAAGGACAGCAGCACTATCCACAGCCAGGGCGTGCAGCTCGCTGCGGCAGGCACCAAGCTCAGGGCACTCGAGCTGCGCGAGCCCGAGGTAGTGATCAAGTACCAGACGCGGACCAAAATCGTGACCGAAATCCAGCTCGGCGAGACCGTGTACATCGATAGCTTTCCGCACTTGCGCCTACCTCGGCAGTTCAGCCGCGAGGGTAAGTGGTTGCAGATAGGTGGCTCGATTAACCGCTTAGGACGGCTTCAGTTGGATTCAATCGTGATTCCTGTGTCTTATACCGTTGCGATTGGAGATACGCTGCGTAAAGGCCTGCTATGGCGTAAGCGCGACAAGGTGGTGCGCTTGGGTATCGACAATCCATACGTGAGCGGCACCGGCATGAACAATATTGTTGTTGCCGATCGGCCGAAAAAGTGGTACGAGACGCGAGCCTTCGCTTTCGCGCTCGGGGGGATTGTCGGATTTGCTGCTGGGGCGCAAAAATAATTGCG